ACTCGGAAATCCCCTCAACCAGTCAGAACCAGCAGGGACTAAGCGGATCGGAGTCGGATATTCCAACATCGGGCAGGATCGAGCCGAGACTGGTCACGCCCGTCAATGCCGGCGAGAGTTTCGGCCCTGCCCTAACCTTGTGGGCGAAGCGCGTGCTCAACATTGATCTCATGGAGTGGCAGAAGCGCGTAATCAATGACGCTCTCAGCTTGGACGAGAACGGTGACTTCATCTTCCGTGAGGCTTGCATCAGTACCGCTCGACAGAACGGCAAGAGCTTGGTGATGCGCGCTGTCGCCGGCTTCATGGCGACCGAGTATGCAGCACTCCAGAAGGAGCCTCAGACGATCGTCATTGTCGCCAACCAGAAGCGCCGAAGCATGGCCCTCTTCCGTGATGTTGTCCGAGATCTTGAAGACAAGTTCTTGTGCAAGGTTCGATGGCAGAACGGCGACGAGCGTGTCAACTTCCCAGATGGATCATCCATCGCAGTCGTCGCAGCTTCCGCTCACGCTCACGGAATGACAGCCTCCGTCATTCTTGTCGACGAGCTCTGGGACATTAGTCCCGAAGTCGTGTTCACTGCGCTCAGGCCATCACAGGTCGCCATCAAGAAGAATCCGATGATGATGATGTTCTCCACCGCCGGCGACCAAGGCTCCACAGTGCTCCTACAGCTTCGAGAGCAAGGGATGGCAGCTATTGACTCGGGCCGAACTGGCTCCCTGTACTTTGCGGAATGGTCACTTCCGCCCGGAGTCAGTTTGGAAGATCGGCAGTATTGGGGCTGGGCGAATCCTGCGCTCGGTACGACGATCACGATGAAGGCGTTAGAGCTTGCGTTTGACTCGCCGAATCGTCAAGCGTTCATCCGAGGCCATCTGAATCTGTGGGTGGATTCAACTAACTCGTACCTACCGATTAACTTGTGGAACGATCGCAAGAGTGTAGATCCGATGCCTCCGATCCAGTGGCTCGTCATTGACTCATCGGTTGACGAATCACGCTATGTCGGGATCGGTTGCGCGTACGACGGGACGCGCGTGATCGTGACGACCGAGTTTGTCGTGGAGTCCGCCCAGCAGATGTGGGCCGAAGTCGTGACTCGAATGTCAGACGCGTCAGTCAAGCTCGCGTGTACGCCATCACTGGAGATCCACTGCCCTCCAGATCTTCGCCGAAGGATGACGATCGTCGGCTATGCCGAGCTCATCAAGTGGACAGGTGCAGCTCGTGCGATGATCGTTGAGGATCGTGTTCGCCACACTGGCGACCTTGCACTCTCCGAACACTTCGCTCGAAGCGTCGCTGTAAAAACGGGAGGCGCGATAGTGCTCAGCTCGCAGAAGAGTCCGGGGCCGATAGAGCTCGCCCGATGTTCAGTGTGGGGAATCATGCTCACATCACGACCGAGAGCATCAGCGAAACCTCAGATGGCTTTCGGATGACCCTCGTGGACACGCTCCGAAAAGTCTGAGAGAATCCGAGGGATGGCACTCTTCGGAAGTAAGAAGCAAGACGCGACCCCAGCGTTCGCACACGCACCGCTTCAAGCTGCAGCAGGTAGCGCCTCACAAAGCGGACTCGGCCAGTTTTGGAGTTACACCGTCGGGGCGGCTTCAGAGCTGGCCTTGTCTGTGCCTACCGTGTCTCGAGCGACACAGATGATCATCTCGCTTGTCGGCTCACTGCCTCTTCGCCATTACACGACACAGTTCAACGGCGAACGGTACGAGAAGATCTATCTTGAGAACGAATCATGGATGGACACTCCAGATCCAACTCTCACGCGTAACTTCGTCATGTCGAATTTGTGCATGGATCTCATGATGCGCGGACGAGCGTTCCTCTATGTGACTTCACGCAGCTCTGCTACTGGACGGCCTCTCGCTTTCCAGTGGATGCCCTGCGAAATGGTGGACACATTGGACCAGCCCGGTCCGCAGTTCTTCGGAAAATCCAACCAGATCACATTCAACGGGATCAACATTCCGACACAAGATGTCATCCAATTTCTCGCACCCGTTCAAGGATTCCTCTGGACAGGTCGCCGAGTACTAGAGACCGCCATCAAGCTTGACCGCTCAGCTGAACGCTTCGCCTCCAATGAGATCGTCGCTGGATACTTACAGCAGACCGACAGCTCTGAACCTCTTGACGCTGAGTCACTTGGTGAACTCGCTGCAGCATGGTCAAACGCTCGACGCGTGAACGCTGTCGGCGCATTAAACTCGGCTGTCAAGTACGAACAATTCGACACAGACCCCAGCAAACTCCAGCTCGTAGAAGCCCGAAACTTCAGCGCACTCGAACTGTCTCGAGCAATCGGAGTCCCTGCGTACCTTTTGGGAATCGGAATTTCTGGTTACAATTACAGCAACGCAACACAGGCCAAGCAGGATCTCTATCTGCTCGGAGCCAAGCTCTACATGGACTGCATCCAAGAGACCCTCAGCGGAACAGACATCCTGCCTCGTAATAGGTTCGTGGAATTTGACACCGAAGATCTGATAGAAGATGTCGCAATGAACCGCACAGAGATAGACATTGAAGAACCTGCCTCCATGCGGACACCTCAGGAGATGCCCTCATGATCAGACTCACCGCTCAACAGATCACACTTGACGCTTCCGCCGATGGCGAACCATCACGCCAGATCACAGGCCTCGCCGTTCCGTGGAATGTCAAAGCAACTCTGTCCGGTGGAGAATCGGTCGTCTTTCTTGAAGGCTCACTTCCCGAAGATGGCCCAATGCCAAAGCTTCTGGAATATCACGACGAGACACGCGTCATCGGACGCGTCACCGAACGAGTCTCCACCGCCGAAGGCATGATGTTCGTCGCTAAGTTAAGCGCCACTCGTGCAGCTGACGACGCTCTCGCACTGCTCGCCGATGGCGCTCTAGATTCGGTCTCCGTTGGCGCAGTGCCTACTAAGTTCAAACGCCTCGCAGACGGGACTCTAGAGGTCTCTGAAGCGAAGTTCGTCGAGCTCTCAGTCGTCACGACACCGGCATACGCCGACGCTCAGGTCTACTCAGTCGCTGCCTCTTCACCCGAAGAGGAAGCACCCGACGAAGAAGAAGAAACACCAACCCCAACCCAACCATCCGAGGAGGATGAAATGTCAGAAGCAATTGAAGCAGCAGTACCCACTGCTCCCATCCAGTACGCAGCACCGAAGCGCGAGTTCAAGCTTCCCACTATTGCGGAATACATGATCAAGTTCGCTGCAGGCGGATCCGAGTTCGCTGAGTTCAACCAGCGCATCGTCGCAGCTGCACCGAATGTCACCTCGACCGACACACCCGGCATCTTGCCAGTGCCGATCATCTCGCCGATCTATAACTCGTTTGTACCCAATTATCGCCCATTGATTACTGCAATGGGAGTCCGCCAAATGCCAGCATCGGGCAAGGTGTTCATCCGTCCGAAGGTCACCACGCACACGACAATTGGCGCATCCAACGGCGAACTCGTCGCACTTGATCAAGGTACTTTTGTCGTGGACGACATCCAGATCACGAAGGCCTTGTACGGCGGATATGTAAACCTGTCCGAAGAATCAATGGACTTCACCTCGCCCGAGGTTCTCGGTGCATTAATTGACGACATGGCACGCATCTACGCAAACGCCACCGATGTCGCAGCTTGTGCAACATTCGAAGCAGGAGTCACCCAGACCGAAGCATTGACCTCAGGATCGACACCTGCCGACTGGGTAGCGTTCATCTACAACTCAGCAGAGCAAATCTTGACTAACTCAAACGGTAACCTGCCCAATGTGCTCGTGATGTCGCCTGCGTATTACGCATCACTCGGCGCACTTGTGGACGATGCTGGTCGTCCGTTGTTCCCCAATGTCGGCCCACAGAACGCAGTCGGCACCGGCGCATCGGCCTCAACCTTTAACGGCAACGCTTTCGGCCTGTCGCTCGTAGTTGACCGCAACTTGGTCGCTGCAGGCGGAAAGAACCTTTATGTCGGTGACAGCACTGGCTTCGAATGTTGGGAACAACAGCGCGGAGCTGTCAGTGTTGAACTTGCAGACGGTGCGCTCGGTCGAGTTATCAAGTTCCGAGGCTACTTCTCGTCTGTCATGATCGACGCGACGAAGTTCGTCAAGCGAGCCTGAACCGACTAGACGAGTAGAGAGAACGAACGATGGCAACATACACAGTCACGCATCACCAGCGTCTGTCAGATGTTGCCGTCGTTCAGACTCTTGAGAACACTGACATCGCGATCGGTCAAACGATCACGCTCTCAGGTCTAGGACATGGCCTCAACGGCTCACACATTGTCTATGCAGTACCGACCTATTTGTTCATCGGAATTGACGAAGAAGGCGACTACCTTTTCGACTCGGATGTCATCATTCCGAACCAGTTGCTCTTCAACGATGTCGGCGACGACCTCCCACGATCAGCTGCAGATCCTGTCGGATCGCTCGTCTGGACTCAGACTTGCACATGGATCACAGTAAGCGATCTCACCGAATTTCTCGGAATTAGCGGAGCGACCGCCAACGACACGCTATTCATGACCTCATCAGTTAACGCTTCAAATGCATGGTCATTTAAGCGCAGAGTTCAGGCCGGCTATCACGACAGTCTCACGACCGTCCCGGATGCTGCAGTCAAAGCTGGAGTCGTGCTCATGGCTGCATCGTTGTACCGTGAGCGCGGAAGTTTGGACTCCTTCAATAGTTTTCAAGACATGAACATCAGCGCACCTGTCGCTTCAATGGGTCGGATAAACCAGTTGCTCGGCATCAAGAGATCGCAAGTGGCATGAGATGGCAGGCATCTTCACAGACACGATCAGCGCTGTCTCAGCGACGATCACAGCTCTCGGCCTTGTGCCGGTCACTGATCCTCGGAACGCTCGACCTCTTACTGTATTCGTTGAGCTTCCTACTTTCAGTTCGTTCAATAACCAAACAGCGGACATCACGATCGATCTCCGAGTGTTGGGCGCGCCACCCGGCAACCAAGACACTACGGACTACATACTCGGAGTCGTTGATCAACTAATGGACTCCTCTCTCGCAGTCATCTCTGGCAGACCTACGATCGCATCGATCGGTTCTGCCGAGTTACCTGCTTACGACCTCACAATTAGAATCGGCACCAGCCGCATATAAAAGGACAAAACAATGGCAACAGTCACCTACCTCAGCAACCCCACCGTCACCGTCACAGCACCATCAGCGATGACCTTGACCGATCACTGCTCAGCTGCAACCCTGACCCTCACGGCAGAAGCACTTGAGAACACGGCCTTCGGTCAGACCTCACGCACTTTCACCGCTGGGCTTTACAGCAATGAGCTCACGCTCACACTGTTCCAGAGCTACGGAGCGACCGAAGTTGAGACCATGCTGAACACCTTGTTCGGTGTTGAATCCACACTCGTCATCAGCCCTGCCGGCGCAACCGAATCAGCCTCGAATCCTGAGTACACCTTGACAGGCTGCTACTTGGAAACTGTCACGCCGATCATGGCAACTGTTGGCGAGCTCTCAGTAGTTGAGGCAACCTTCAAGGGCGGAACCTACGGACGAGACATCACCTGATCTAGTAAGTAATCCGAACCCCGACTAGGAGAACAATGAAACTAACACTCAGCGTCAAGCTCGCCGATGGTGAGACCTACCAAGTCATCACGAACCTGTTCGTGATCATCTCGTGGGAGCGTAAGTTCAAGCGACGAGCATCAGATCTTGCGAACGGGATCGGGATGGAAGATCTAGCCTTCATGGCCTACGAAGCCAGTAAGCAGCAAGGTCATCCAGTCCCGATCTCATTCGATGAGTTCGTCAAGAAACTAGAAGATCTAGAAGTCGTGGAGACTGCGACCGCAGTCCCTACACAGGAGGCCACCGGCGACAACTAGCAGCTCTGCTAGTTGAGACTGGGTTCTGGCCTCCACACATAACATTCGAGACAGACGATCTGGCGACTTGCGTCCAGATCATCAATGAACAAAGACGGAAGACCTAATGGCTGCATCAGTAGGAATTGACTACGCAGGACTCAAAGATGCGCTCCGTGAAATCCAGAAGGTTGATCCTGCTCTCCGTCGCCAGATCACCAAGGACATCAAGTCCGCAATGGATCCTCTCGTCTCTGCGATCAAGGACTCAATTCCGTCGTCGCCACCGTTGACAGGACAAAAGCACAACGGACGCACAGCATGGAAGAACGAGTCAAAGAATGTCGTCGTCAAAGTGGACACGCGCAAAGCTCGCAAACGCAACCTCAGCGCAGGAGCACAGTACGAGTCCATTGGAACAGTAAAGATCACCGCTAAAGGTGCAGCTCTCTCCATGACCGACATGGCAGGACGAGGCCCCAACCAGACACGCAACAAGAACCCACTTCGAGCACGCCCAAATTTTGCTCAAGATCTGACCAGCAAACTCCGCAGCCCTTCACGCTTCGTCTGGGCGCGCTCTGACGACTATCTGGACGAGATCACACGGCGAGTTGACACGATCGTTCAAGAAGTCATGGGACAAACCAACAAGAGGATCGTGAAGCGCTAATGGCTATCAACCTCCCCATTATCTCAGAGTGGAACCCTGCCGGCATTGACAAAGCGATCGCCGACTTTAAGCGTCTAGAAACTAAAGGCGAGAAGGCAGCGTTCGCCATCGGCAAGGCTGCAGTCCCTG